GGGAGATCTCTGTCGGAGATTATTTCCATATGGGAAAACAATTTATATACTGTGATCTTTCATAGAGATGAGGAGTACAGCGAGAATCGTGCTTTCGCCATAGTTGGGCAAGTATTCTGTATGAACAAACATGCAGCAGTACAAAAGTTCGACTATTTATTCCTAATTAACACTGTCGGAGGTGTTACACGGAAGAGACGAATAGAACGATCAGCCTTAGATTTCAAGTACATAGAGGGTACTGACATTGCTCTCTTTGAAGTGCTAGATCTTCCTCCTCATAGAAGCTTGCTTCCATATTTTGTAGATCAAGATGTGAACCATGCTTTACCAGCAACATATGTCATGCGATTACCAAATGGATCTATTGACACAATACCCCTGTCACATATATTGTCAGATAGGACTATCGACAAAAAAGTTATGAGTCAGTTAGGTATGCACCCTGGTAACACGTTGCGTGGTGAAGTTCGTAACATTGATAATGTGCGAGCAACACAGCATGGTGATTGTGGATCATTAGCAGTCCACATTTCTACTAATGGTCCACTTATTCTGGGGATGCACATTGCTGCTCTCCAGAAACCAGCTGATGGTAAAATAGTGTATGCACAAGTCTTTAAACAAAGTTTGTTGTTGCACTTTTTAAAGAAACACTTTTCAAATCGTGTTTTAATCCAAGGTGGATTTCCCTTCTTTGGTTACAGTGAATTTGGTACTCCAATACTAGGTCCATTGCACCACAAAGCGACAGTTCGCTACATAGAAGATGGAAATGCTACTGTGTACGGTTCGTTTGTGCGTTCACAGCCGACCCCTAAATCGCGTGTAGGTTTCACTCACATCTCGCGTTTCATTCAAGAATTAACGAAAGATGATCCGTTGCCTATTATTGATTGCACAGTGCCACCTTATATGCGTGGATGGGAACCGAAGCGAGCCAGTCTTGCTATTATGGTTAACACCAATGACAAAGTGGACTGCCAGTTATTGCGTACATGTGTCGACTCATTTACAACTGATATTCTATCTAGAATGGATGTGAAGTATATGAATCATTTGCATGTGCTTGATGATATGACTACTATTAATGGATATCCAGGTATTTCTTACTTGGATAAAGTTAAGCGTCAGACATCAGCTGGATTTCCTTGGTCTACACCAAAAACCCGATTGGCTGTGAAGCTACCACCTACTGAATTGTATCAGGACCCAATTGATTTCATCGATGATGTTAAGCGAAGAGTCTCTACTATAATGAGTATTTATGAGCGTGGTAGTGTCTCTTGCCCAGTTTTTACTGCCCATTTCAAAGATGAGCCTGTATCTCGCGAGAAAGCTGAAAAGAAAAAGACGCGCGTGTTCTGCGGAGCACCGCTTGATTTTGCGCTCGTTGTGCGAAAATTTCTTCTCCCTTTCGTTCGAGTTTTACAGTCGAATCGATTCATTTTTGAAGCAGC